TTAGTCGCTGCACCAGTTGTCAAAAGAAGTTTTCTTAATCGGTGCTGTGAAGCCTCAAGTTCAATAACACCTTTGATAGATGATGAAAAAAATTGTCCGATTTGTTTTGCGCCAAAAGTGGCGACAAGAGCGATCCCAAGTTTTTTTACAGAGTCGCCAAAAGCACTAAAGTTATCACTTTGTTTTTTAGTATTTTTGTTAATTGCAGATAATTGAGATCCAGCCTTGTTAATGTCATTAACGGCTTTGTCTAACCCTTTAGGATCCCAACTTGAAGAAATCGGGATAATAATTGCCATTTATTTAAGCAACTTTCTTGTTGAGTTCTGCGGAACCACGAATGATTGCTGATTCAATGGTTTGGTTAATCTCCATTGTAATTCTTTCTTTGTATTTATCAACTACTGGCCAAATGTATCTAGATGCTCGCCCACGTCCAGTTTGATTTAAGGCATCAATCATAAACTTTCCTTGCCCATTTAACTTGTGGCGCATAATCACATTTCCCTTTGCGTATGCCCTAGTTGTTCCAGATGTTTTGACATCGTTCTTTTTCCCTGCAAGATCAGCGATCTGAACACCGGCATTTGTTAAAATAATTTTTACTGTCTCGCTTCTCTGCCTGCGTTTGCTTCTTGAGGTTAAAAGTTTCACTTGCAACTTGACAGGTCTTTTAGGCCAAGCAGTTCTTCCGTTGTGTGAGAAACCACGAATTGGTGCTGAAGTTGGAATATTTGCTCTGATTGCATTAACAAGAGGAGATGCGGCCAAAGACAAGTCTTTTCTCAAATCTTTGACGATTTGACGATCAAATTGGTTTAATACAGCAATTGACTGATTGATCCCTAACACTTTTTCATTAATGTACATTTGCTCTTGTCATCTCCGTTGCTTTCCAGCGCAGATACATTCCCAATGTAAATAACATTCTGTCAGATTCTTGCATCAGTAATGATGAGGCGATCCCTGTTTCAACTGAAAGATACGCGATGTACCAATGAGCACTTGCATCTCCCAGTCCAACTATTTTGGGTCTTGGTCGCTCACTTCAACTGAATCAACATCATCTAACCAGTTATCAAAATCTTTTTTAGTTGCATTGGTTCTTTTTTCAGAATGCCAAGCAAGATATAACAGATCAGTCAATCTAAACTCTTCTTGGAGTTTTGCAACTGACCTGTCAAATCTTTCTTCGAACGCAACTAGATCTTTAGCAGAACAGGTTATTTCTTTTGGTGCTGAACCTGGATATGTAACGCGCAAGTTTAGTTTCATATTTAGACAGTACCTCTTGTAACAGTTCCAGTTGTTGGCCAAGTTACAGAAAGTGTTGCGATATCACCGACTGAACTCGAAAATGGAGAATACTGTGTGACAAGACATTCTGCAGTGTATTTAGGTTGGGTTGCTGTCACAGTTCCGGCTGATTGAATAATTACTGTTGCAATTGTGCCTAGTAAAGGGTTCAATGTTGCATCAACTGAACCTGAACCAAAGTCTTGCATAAAGTTTAGTGTTACTGAACCAGTCTTTAGTCCACCAATTCTGGTTCTCCATGCTGAACCAAATGCTGTGGTTTCTAATTCGTCTGCTTCTTGTGTTAATTCCACGCTGTTTAAGTTTGCGCTGAAATCTACACCACCAACTGTAATTTTATAGTCTGTTGCGGCAAATTTAGCCATTTATTTCTCCTGTTTGATCATTAGTCTGCGTAACAAAGTAGTGTGAACTCTGCTGTTAAATATATTACATCACCAATTGTGAGTTGGCCATAATTTCTCATTTCGGTGACTCTACAATCGTAGGCTTTCCCACCTAATGTTTTATCTGATTCAACTGCTAACTTGATGCTTGAACTTCCTGTGCTGGAAACATAGGCATCGAGTTTGTTTTGTGCTGTTCTTTCATCAACTCTTCCAACAATGACAGAGATAACAAAAGTGTAGGTTTGCATTCCTTTTCTAAATGTGTCATCAAAGGATACAGAGACTGGTGTTACTAACGCTATTGGAGGACTGGGATTATCGGGAAGAGTTGAACTTGTTCTTAAACCAGAAATTGTTGCAAGGTTAGTTGCTATTCCAGTTCTAAGTTCTGAAATTTGTGCCATTAAATAAAATTTCTCATCCTACGATATACAGAAACAAGTTGGGCAACATCCGGATCTAATTGTGATGAAACCCGCATAACGCCTAAATCTCCAAAGCCAGCAACACCAAGTGGACTGTCTAATCTCTTAAAAATTCTTGAGGCTTGAATAATACATGCTTGTTTAATTGCTACCGGAACAGATGACCAACCATAAACTCCTGTTAGTTTGATCAAGGCTTCTCCACCTGATGTTGGAAATAGATATTGTCCTATTGCTCTAATGCTGGTGTATGGCCAAGACTGTCCATCTAAAACTCCGTTAAGTGGTTCTAGTTGGTAATCATTAATAGTCCAAGTGTTGTTAAAAACTCCATCAGCATTGTTTGAGGATTGCAAAGTGATGGTACTCGATGAAATGTCATCTATCTCCACGTTGTAATCGTCAAGGGCAACAAAGTATCTAGTTGCTGTTCCTATTGAATAAAAGACTCTGCCTGCATAGCCATCAATTAGTCTGGAAGCAGATTCAACTGCCATTTCCAGCAAAGTGTCATCAACATTGTCAGATATGCGTAACGCGCTTTTGACTTCTGCCAAAGTTGCGTATCCGTTTGTGATTGCCAAGATAACTCCTAAACTAGTTGTTCTTAGTTTAGTCTAAAAAAGTTGTCCCCAAAAATATAGATCGTGGTGGTTTTTTTCTAGAATAAACTCGTATTGTTGAAAAAGTTTAGAAATATTAAATTTATGTTCAAAATCTTTTTCGGTCAAATTTTGATAATACTCTTGTGTAAAGGGACTAGATCCGGCATCAGTTCTTGATGTTCCATGCTCTGCTCTGCCTGTGGTAGCGCAACTAAAAACAATAAAGCCTTGTGGTTTTGTTACATCTACCATTTTTTGAAAAGTTTTATCCCAAAATTGGTCATGTTCAAAACATTCAGCCGACACACTTGCGTCAAAATAGTTATCCTGAAAAAGAATTTTGTGTCCTCCTGAAATAACATCTACCCCTAGACCAGCGCCTAAATCAACACCAACATATTCACTTGTTCCTTGAAAAATATCCCTTAAAGATCCATTAATGTATAGTGAGCCTATTTCTAAAACTTTTTTACCATTAAAGGCTTCTCTGTGTGCTTTGTAAATAGAAGTAAAAAACTGTACTTGTTCTGGGTGACTCATTAGTCCCAACTATTCATTCTTCTGCGCCTAATTGACCAGACTCCTTGCGAATAGTCTTTGTTGTTTACTTTGTTTTGGTAATAGTTAGCATTGTTGTTAAAAGTTTCATTGTTCTTTGCTTGGAAACCTGCTTTGAGAGTTGATGAATTGTCGTGAGCCAAAGGAATGAAACTGTCAGAGATGTCCACATTAGCCTCTTTACATCGGCGCGCATAATCATTGTCCTCAAAATATGCTGGATGTAACGCTTCGTCAAATAAACCAACTTTGTCCACTACTTTCCAGCCAATAGAAAAAGCACACCAACTAGGTGCTCCATTGGATAGTAATAGTTTATTTGTTGTAGAAAGGTCATTAAACATTTTTAGAGAGTCCCCACCCCATTCAACATCAAAGTTTGAGATCAACCACCAGTCGGAGTTAGGCAAAGACTTGATGCCAAGATTCCAAGATGATGCAACACCAAGATTTGAGGGCATTCTGAGATGCCAAATTTTTGCAATCCATTGATTCCAAACAGGCAAATAATCATAGTCTTTTGCCCCATTGTTTATTATCACAAGATCTTTAATGGGATGATTGATGGAGTTAATCATCCTGTCTAATAGGTCATGTCTAGTAAGTACCGGAACAATCATTGCTGGAATCATCAGATGCCCCAAATCGTCAAAATAAAGCCATTTTTAGACACTTTTAGTTCTTTTCAATATCCGTAGTTGTTTCAGAAGTTTTCTTGTTTAAAATTGCTTTCAGAGTCGGTTTCCAAAAGGTTTCATAAACATAGTTAGCCTCATATTGTTTAGCAAATTCAATTGCTTTATCTGACTTCCCCTTGCCACGATTAAAGGCTTCTTTCAAAGCATCAACAATTTCAGCAATATTAGGAATATGAAAAAAGGCTTTTT